ATGGCGGGCAAACCTCAACATTGGAAAGAGCGCAACGGGCGGTATTCCGCAAGGATCGTTATACCGTCACAGCTTCGGCCATATCTCGATAATCGGGCAGAACTCGAAATTCAGCTTGGTGGCGACCGGCGCGAAGCGCTTCGCAAGCATGCCGCCGCCGTTGCTTCAATGCAGAGGCAGATCGGCATTGCCCGGTTGAAGCACGAAGCCGCGACAGGCCAACAGCCGAAGCAAGCTGCCTATCCGCTGACGGCCCAACAAATTGCTCTGCGCGACTACCAGAGCCAAATCAGCTTCGATTCTGAGATTCGTGCGCACGACCCTCGCTATGCGCAGATTGACCCCGATCCGGCATATGACGCTCATCCGTTTCGCGACGGCTTTGCGGGTAAATTGTCAGACGACGAACTAGAAGAACTCGTCGGTTCACGTATCGAGCGCGCACGCCTCGCAGGAAACACCGATGCGGTGAAGGGAACGCCAGAGTGGCGCGCATTAGCGCAGGCGCTTTGTATTGCGTCTTACGAGGCGGTTGCACGGCGCTACGAACGCAATGATGGCGATTTCAACGGCGAACCGTCCCATCCCATGCTTGTCGAAGCCGTCAAACAGGAGGAAAGCCAGCCTTTAGCCTCGCCTTTTGCGGGCATAACCTTTGAGGACGTTATTAAGGAACAGGAGCGACTAGCTTCCATCGGTCTCAGCCGTCCGAAATCAGAAGCGACCTTAGAGAAGTATCGGAACGCGAAAGACGATTTTGAGGCTTTCCGAAAAGATAAGGCTGTTGCGACGGTAACACTCGCAGAGGGTAGGGCGTGGCGTGACCATATGCTTGTTGACGGCAAGCTTTCCCGGAAAACTGTTCACGACAAAATCACCATTATTCGAACCTTGATGGGTGAGGCGAATAAGCAGTCCGAAAACCATATGTTTCCAAACGGGGAGCCGTGGGCGGCTTTGGAGCTTCCGGTTGTCCAAAAGGGCGACAGTGCTGAGCGGACCTATTCGCTCAAAGATGCCCGCCATTTCCTCGAATTTGCCCGGAGTGCAACACGAGCAAGCTTTCGCTGGATACCATGGATCATTGCCCATACGGGTGCGCGGGTGAATGAAATCACAGTGCTGGAAAAGCGCGATATCTTCGAAGTCGAAGGCTTTTGGTTCATTCATATCCGCGTTGGTGACGGGCGAAAGACAAAGACGCATAAGGCGCGAAAGGTGCCGGTGCACCCCGGATTGATCAAGGAAGGCTTCATCGAATGGGTGAAAGCACAACCGGACGGCAAGCTTTTTCCCGGCGGCAAGAATGAGGACCAGCGCTTGCGCGAGTGGATACACGAAAAGGTTTTCCCGAAGCGCACCGATTTGCCGCCGCCGAACCACGGTTTCCGCCATCTGTTCGAAGACGCGCTAACAGGAGGCGTGTCAGAACGGGCCGCCCTCTACATCATGGGGAGGTCTTCCGGGTCATCCGCTGACGACTATGGCGGCAGCGACGTGAAGCTTGTCGAGATCGCGAAACAGATGAAAACCGTGCGCGATATCATCACGTAAGTCTTTCTATCAATAAATCTGATATTTATAGCCAATATCATCATTTTTATTGACTGAAAGGATTCACATCCGATTCCTGACGTGAGATAATATTCCTAAGTTAAATAGGAATGTTATCCACATGGGTTTTTGGAGCGAAGTCAAAAACAGGATTGGAATAGGGGAGCGTAAAGCTTATCTCCTGTCCGATCCTGCCGTTTCCGAAATCTTTGGCGTGCGCACTACTACCAGCGGCGTGAGCGTCGGCGGTTTGTCAGCGCTCAACACTCCGGCTGTTCTTCAAGCCGTGCGCCTCATTTCTGAATCGATTGGCTCCCTGCCGGTAAAACTCTACCGGGAGCAGGCGGAAGCCAAGGAAATCGTCAGCAAGCACACCGCCCATAAGATCGTCCACACGCGGGCGAACGAATGGACGGGTGCAGGCGCAATTCGCACGCAGCTTACATCCGACGCCCTGATCTACGGCAACGGTTTTGCCCGTGTCGTGCGCTACCCGGATGGACGCCCGTTTGAGCTTATTCGACTTTTGCCTGGCACCGTGTCCGTCATGGAAGACAGCCTTGGCGCAGCCCCGCCGTTCTATCGCGTTTCCGAGAACAGCGGCTCCCGCGACTATTCGCACACCGAAATCCTTCATATTCCTTCTTTCCTAAATCGCTCCCCGATCTCATTTGGCCGTGAAGCCATTGGCCTTGCATCCGTTCTGGAAAAGCACGGCGCAACGTTCTTCACCTCCGGCGCACGTCCAAACGCAATCATTTCCAATGAGAAGGCACAGGGCGGGGAAGCTGGCGCAACCATCATTTCCAACATGCGCAAGAGCTTCCGGGAATGGATGCGCGGCGCTTCAGCCGATCCGCTCATTCTTGACGGCGGTTGGAAGTATGAAGCCCCGGCGCTCACCTCCACCGATAGCCAGTATGTCGAAAACCGTCTGGAACAGATCAACGAAATCTCCCGCGTCTTCGGCGTTCCACCGCACCTGCTTTTCCAGCTTGAGCGGGCGACGTGGTCCAACGCCGAACAGATGGGTGCAAGCTTCCTTCAGCTTTGTCTCCGGCCATGGCTCGACAAGTGGCAGGAAGCCCTTGCGACCGTTCTTCTGACCGAGATCGAACAGAACGACCATTGGTTTGAATTTGTTGTCGATGACCTCATGCGTGCTGACATGGCATCGCGCACAGCGAATATTACGGCGCTCGTCACCAATCGTGTCATGTCGCCCAACGAAGCCCGCGCCATCCTCAATATGCCGCCGCTGCCCGGTGGTGACGAGTTGATCAATCCCCATACCACCTCCGGCGCAACGCCTGTTGCGGCCCCTCAAAAGGAACCCGCCAAATGACGGAACACCGCGCCTTCTTTGGCGACGGCGAGAAAGCCTTTGCCTTCCCGACCCGAGACCTGATCATCGAGCTTGAAACGAAAACCGGCCATGGTGTCGGTGCACTGTTTCGCCGTTTCCGCGATACTAGCTACAGCTTTACAGACGTTTCCGAGATCATCCGGCTCGGCTTGATCGGCGGCGGCACTGCCCCCGACGAAGCGAACCGGCTCGTCTCGGTCTATGTCATTGGTAGGCCGCTGGCCGAAGTTTTCGCCGTTGCCGATGGCGTCATCACCACCCTGTTCTTCGGCGTTGAAGCTGTCAATGACGCGATTTCGCAGGTGGCAGAATGACAGCCGCCGCCAGCACCATCGAAACGGGCAACCTCGAAATCAAGGCCGATGTCTCGATTGACGACACCGGCACCGTGACCGGGATCGCATGGCCGTTCGGCCAGCCCGACAGCTACGGCGATCTTATTGAGCCATCCGCCTTCAGCTTCGCCCCGCGTGTCCCGATGATCGTGGAGCATGAGCAGAAAAGCGTCGTCGGCGTCTGGGAGTCCTATTCTGTCACCGACAAGGGACTTGAGGTTAAAGGCCGTCTGTTCGTTGAGGGTATCGAGCCTGCCCGGCAGGCCCGGCTTGCCCTTCAGCGTGGCACCATGTCCGGCCTGTCCATCGGATACCGCCTTCATGAAGCAAAGGCACGTCCGGCAGGTGGCCGCGTTCTGACGGCCCTCACAATCAATGAAATCTCCCTTTGCAAGCGGCCTGTCCATCCAGACGCTCGCATTACCGAGACAAAGTCTCACCCCCTCAACGTTGAACAGGAAAACCCCAAAATGGAAAATGCAGAGCAGAACAAGCCGGTGGCAAATGCCGACCCGGTTGTGAGCGCCGAAGAAATCAAGGCGCTCAAGGACGATATCGCAACGATGCAGGCCAAGCTTAACCGCCGCCCTGCCGCCGACAACAACAATCACCCCAAGGCTTCGAATGACAACGGCAACGAGGTCAAAGCCTTCTCGGATTTTGTTCGCACGGGCGATGCTTCCGAAGTGAAGGCACTCGCTTATGGCGGCTCCTCCACAGGTGGCATTCTCGCACCGGAAGCCGTCGCCACCACCATTCTCGAAAAGGTGGCCGAATACTCTCCGGTTCGCGGCCTTGCCCAGACCATCGCCATGTCCGGCCCACTGCTTCAGCTTCCGCGCCTTGTCGATGAAGTCACCCCGGCACCCCGCGCCGAAACCGCCACCGCTGCCGAAGATGAGCCTTCGTTCGAACAGATCGACCTGAAGCCGTTTGAAATGGCCGTCACGGTTCCGGTGACTCGTATTCTGCTCGAAGATGCGCAGATCGATCTTGCCGCTTTCCTGTCCAATCACATTGCGCGCCGTTTCGGCCAGATCGAAGCATCGTGGTTCGTCAACGGCAACGGCACGACGCAGGCGGAAGGCGTCCTGAAGTCTACTGACGTGGAAGAGGTCGCCGTTGCCACTGCCGCTGGCTTCAACGCGGAAGCCCTGATCGATCTCTATTATTTCATCAAGACGAGCTATTCCGTGAACGGTTCGTGGCTGATGAACCGCAAGACCATGAGCGTTGTTCGCAAGCTCAAGGATAGCGACGGAACCTATATCTGGCAGCCCGGTATCACCGCAGGTCAGCCTTCGCTGCTTCTGGGCCGTCCGGTTTATGAAGCCGTGGACGCGCCGGACATCGCAGCCGGTAAAACCCCGATCATCTTTGGCGACTTCGCCAGCGGTTACGCCATCGCTGATCGTGTCGGCTTCGACATCATCCGCGACGACATCACCGGCGCTGGTAACGGAGTGGTCAAGCTGCATGCACGCCGCCGTGTCGGTGGCCGCGTGATCATGGGCGAAGCCCTCGCCAAGCTCAAGATCACGGCCTAAGCCATGAGAAAGCAGCGCGCATCCTTCGAACAGGTGGAAATCAGTCATGGCGGTAACGCCGTGACCCTTCGCCCTTCGTTGCGCGCCGCCACCATCCTTGAAGAACGTTTCGGCCTTCCGGCGCTTCATGCCGCCTTGGAAGACCTGAACTACACAATCATTTCCGAAATCATTCGGGCCTCCGAAATAAGCAGCGGCACCCCGAATGCAGCGGCTTTCCTGACTGCCGTGCAGCGAAAGCCGCTTTTCCCTTTCTTCCTCGCTGTTCGCGCCCCGTTGTTCGAACTTGTGTCCATGCTTACGCCAGCACCGGAAAAACGTGTGCAACCGTTGCACACGACCGGCAAGCAGGTGACGTGGGCGGAAGTGTTTGCAGCCCTCTATGACCGTGCGACCGGCTGGCTTGGCTGGACGCCGGAACAGGCTTGGAACGCTACACCGACCGAAATCGACCGAGCCTACAGAGCGCATGTTGAGAAGCTGAAAGCCATTCACGGCGGCGGTTCCGACGAGAAAGAACCAGACCCGGAACAGGCAGAGCGCAACATTGCCGCTGGCCTTGATCCTGAATTTGACCGTGGCGGGCTTCAGGCACTCAAAGCTTCCGGGAGGCGCAAATGAGCAAGCCCCCACGTATTTGTGCATGTGGCACCATTGTTCCCCACGGCCAGCTTTGCCAGTGCCAGGAGAAGGCCAAGCGCGAACGTAATGCCCGTCACGATGCCCGCCGCCCTTCAGCAGCCCTTCGCGGTTATAACCATGAGTGGCGTAAAGCCCGTGGTGAATATCTGCGTGCACACCCATCGTGCCGGATGTGCGGGAACCCCGCCACCGTTGTCGATCACGTTATTCCCCATCGTGGCGACAAGCGCCTCTTCTGGTTTCGCGGCAACTGGCAATCCCTTTGCACGCCTTGCCATAGCTCCACGAAACAGCGGCAGGAGCGCGGCCTGCAATGACGCCTGAAACCATCCTTGAACATGGTGGCATCCAGCAACCCATTATTGAATGGGCGCTCGACTACGGCATCACCCCAGCCATCATTATCGCTCGGATAGGCCGTGGCCTTTCCGTTGCAGACGCCATCACTAGACCTATGGCGACCGGCCACAAGTGCCAGCGCCTCCCTGTCTACAGCGACGAACAACGTAACACCCGTAGTGCTCTCAGAAGCACCGTTACATCTAAGCGATTGGGCAAAGGGGCCGCTTTCGCGCCCCCCTCGTTGTCATGCCCCGATAAAAAATCTAGCGCAGGCGAGGATTAGCCCGATGAACCCAATCGAAATGGATACTTCCAGAACGATTTTCTCAGATGACTTTTCCATTTTCATTTTCAGCATTTGCTTTTCCTTTGTAATTTATGGGGAAGCAAACGCTGTTTTCTGTCAGGCTAAGCCTGATATTATTAAAGCTGTTACTTTTGCTTATGGGCATCTTCCCCGAGTTAATGTGAAAGTAACGTCAATCATGACGAACAATCCTTTGATTGCCGGTGGACAATCCATCCGGTTCGAAAACTATTTCCTCAATACAACCCTTGGTCAAGTGCGCGAACGATTGAGTTGTGGGTTGATCCACAAGCAACCCGGGGCGCCTCGCAATTTGCACCCATTCGTCGGGACCGGCGCGGGGAGCACTTCACAAGCGACGCCCAATATAACTTTTTCAAAGGAAGCAGCGGAATGACGGGCATCACCCACGATCTCGCGAAGCAGCACATGCGCATTGATCACCATGAGGAAGACGCGCTGATCATGCTCTACATTGAGGCGGCAGAGCAGTATGTCGCGAACTATATCGGCAGGCAGCTTGATGAGCTTGACCCTTTCCCCTCTGATCTGAAAGTCGCGATCCTACGGCTCGTGAGCTTCTATTATGAGTGCCGGAATCTCGCGACGTTCGGGATTTCGAGCCAGATCGCGCCACAGACCATCACACAGACGCTCGATAACTACCGGGAAAGGTGGTTCCACGATGGCGAATGACGGGTTGGACGATCTCATGAAAGCATTCGACCGGGTGAAGAAAGCTCCGCGTGATGCTGTGCTTAAAGCACTGGCGACCTCCGCAGAGTCGATTGCATCCACGCAGCGCGCCCTTGCGCCGGAAGATACAGGCGCACTGAAGGACTCCATCACCGTCACGCTGCCCGGCCAGTCTACCCCGCCATACAGCCAGCCCGGCGGCAATCGTGTTGCCGGTGACAACGAAGTCATCATCACCGTGGGCGACACCGACACGCGCTATCCGCATCTGGTCGAATACGGCACCAGCAAAACCGACGCACAGCCCTTCTTCTGGCCGGGCTTCCGGCTTCAGCGCAAGCGCGCACAGCAACGTATCGACCGGGCGGGCCGAAAGGCGCTCCGGGACGCATGGGATGGAAAGTCCAGCGAATGAGTATCGAACCCGTTCTCACCCTTCAGACCGCTATCCGCAACCGGCTGATCAATAAGCCGGAAGTCACGGCCCTTGTGCCGCCGACCCATATCCGGGCAGGTAGCACACAGCCCGACAAAACGCCTTGCATCGTGATCGCAGACGGCAACACCGAACTGCATGGCAACGATTATCGCGCCCAGACCGCCGCGTGGGTGTATCTCGACTTGCATGTTTGGACGCTGGACGCCGGGCAGGATGCATCGAAAGAGATCGCCGCCGCCGTCAACGCTGCCCTATCCAAATATAACCTGTCCGCCGAAATGGAGAGTGCAGGAGCCTATTGCGATCATTTCAAGGTCGTGACCATCCGGCACCCACGCGACCCCGATCCTCAATACGGCCATTCCATTCTGTCCGTTGAAGCTTTGATCCGGTGGCTCAAATGATCAACGCGGGCAAAATGGATAGGCGTATTACCATCGAACGCCAGACCGAAACCGTGAAACCGTCCGGCGACGTGATGAGAGCATGGGCTACCGTCGCCGTTGTCTGGGCTGAAATCATCCAGCAGTCGGCCACGGAATTCTTCACGGGGTTTGGCGAAGCGGAAAACGGCACTGTGATTTTTCGTGTCCGTTATCGCCCTGGCATCACCACGGCAGATCGCATCAGCTACAACGGCAACGCCTTCGGCTTGAAGGAAATCAAGGAACTCGGTCGCTACGAAGCCCTTGAGCTTCGCGGTGAGGTGCTGAAATGAGCGTCCATAATCGCGGCGTGAAACCCGCCATTTCCCGCGATAGCAATGCACTTTCGAAAGCACCGGCACCGCCGAAGCACTTCACAGCCTATGCCCGCGCAGAGTGGAAACGTATCATGCCCGGCCTCATCGAGCGTGGTGTCATCACCCGCGACAATCTGGGCGGCGTGGAAAACTATTGTATTGCTGAAGGCGCGGTGAAGCAGATCGCATCTGCGATGGCCGCGCTGCCTGTTCCTGACCTGAAGCTCGGCGGCTTGCAAATCCGATACGCCCAGACGGCCCGGCAGCTAGCGGCAGAATACGGCCTTACGCCTACGTCACGCGCCCGTATCGGCAGTGTTGCTGATAGCGACGACGAAGACGACAATCCCATGAGCGTCGGCAGGAACCGCCCCCATGGCTAAGAGCGCGTTCCCAGAATGGCTTATCGACGGCAGCACCATTCCCGATCCGTTTGGCTATGGACAGGATGCAGTCGATTTCATTCAAAGGCTTAAACATCCGGCCAGCACGGCACCGAAGGGCCGCTTCCAGCTTTTCGATTTTCAGGAACGGATGACGCGCCGAATCTACGCGCCGCGTAATGCAGATGGGTCTCGTATCGTTCGCACCGTTTTCCTCATGCTGCCTCGTGGCAACCGTAAAACGAGCATCGCCGCCGCGTGGGCGCTTCTACACACCATCGGCCCGGAAGCGCGTCCCGCCGGTCAAGCAATCTTCGCAGCGTCCGACCGTGAACAGGCTGGCATTGGTTTCAAGGAAGCCGCCAACATCGTGCGGGAAGACCGCCGCCTTTTGGCCGCGACGCGTATTTATGACGCACATAACTCAGCAAAAAAGATCATGTGCCGTCCGAACAAGGCGGAATTGCTGGCCGTTTCCAGCGACGGCGCTGCCCAGCACGGCAAGACGCCTTCCTTTGTGCTTGTCGATGAAATCCATGCTTGGAAGGGGCGCGACCTGTGGGAAGCCCTCAAGTCTGGCATGGCGAAGGTTCCCGACACTCTAATGATTATCGCCACTACCGCAGGCCGTGGACAGGAAAACATCGGTTTCGAGCTTTACGATTATGCCCGAAAGGTCGCGACCGGTGAGATTGACGACCCCTCTTTCCTGCCCATCATTTTCGAAGCGGAACCCGGCGACGATTGGCGCGATGAGGCCGTTTGGCACAAGGTCAATCCCGGCCTTGCTCACGGCTTTCCCGATCTCGGCGGTTTGCGCACCATGGCACGCGAGGCCGAACACCGGCCTGCCGAACGGTTCGCATTCCAGCAGTTTCACCTGAACACGTGGCAGGCAGCTTCGCGTGATCCGTTGTTTGACATGGCCGTCTATGATGCTGGGACTGATCCGAATTTCGACCTTGCCGATCTTGAAGGGTTGCCGTGCTGGCTTGGCGTTGACCTGTCCCGCTCCGGCGACCTGACCGCTATCGTCGGTGCGTGGCGTCACGATGATGGCCGCATCACGGTGCACCCGTGGTTCTTTCTGCCGTCCGAAGGCTTGGAGGACAAAGCCAAGGTTGAGCAGGTTCCTTACACCCGCTGGCGCGATGACGGCCTTTTGAACGTCATAAACGGCCCTGTCATTGAACCGGATGTGATTGCCGACAAGATTATTGACCTTTGCGGCACTTTTGACGTGCGTGAAGTCATCTTTGACCCGTCGCTTGCCGGGCCGCTCATGGGCAAGCTCATGGATCACGGCATCACCGTGCTTCAGCTTCCGCAGACGGCCAAGCACATGCACGGCCCGATTTGCGACCTTGAGCGCGTCGTGAATGGCCGTCGCATCCGGCACGGCGCGCACCCGATCCTTCGCAATCATTTTGAGAGTGTCGTGGTGAAGCGCGCCACCAATGCGGGCGAACTGACCACGATGCACAAGGGCACCCGCCATTCCAACCACATTGACGGCGCGATTGCCTCGGCGTTGTCCGTCTTCCGGGCAGCGGCGAACGATAACCAGCGCTCGATTTATGATCTTCCCGAAGACGAATTTGCGGCCCTCATGGCCGACGCAGCATAAGGATTTTAGTGATGGATGAAGGCCAGAAGCTTCTCGTTACCCTCGAAGCCCGTTTCAGCAAATATGAACGCGACCTGACACGACAGCAACAGCGTTCCCGAGCCGGTTTTAAGCAGATGCGGGACGACGCCGAAAAGGCTGGTTCCGGTATCGAGAAGGCCATGGGTAGCGCCATGAAGGCGGTTGGTGCTTTCGGCAAAGGCTTGGCCGGTGGCATCATCGGCGGGCTTGCCATCGGTGGGCTTGATACGATCATCGGGCGCGTGGGGGAACTGACAAAGGGCATCGCCAATATCGGAAGCGAGGCGAAGCGTGCCGGTCTCAGCACCACCACGTTCCAAGAATTGAAGCACGTCGCGGAACAGGCACGTATCCCGGTTGATGCCCTTGTGGACGCGATGAAAGAGCTTTCGCTGCGTGGCGATGAATACGCATACACGGGGAAGGGCAGCGCCGCTGAAGCGTTCATGCGCCTTGGCTTTACCGCTGACGACCTCGCCAAGCGTCTGAAGAATCCCTCTGATCTTCTTGTCGAGATCGTGGACCGGCTTCAGCAATTCGACCGTGCCGCCCAGATTCGTATTAGCGACGAGTTGTTCGGCGGCACGGGTGGTGAGCGCTTCGTTGAGCTTCTGGACAGGGGCGCAGCGGGTATCCGTGCGACCATTAAGGAAGCGCACGACCTTGGCCTTGTCATTGATGACGAGGTTATCCAGCGCGCCGATGAGCTTGATCGAAAATTTCTGAAGATCACCACGACCATCGGCACGGGCTTGAAGCAGTCTATTGTCGGCCTTGTCGGGGCGATGGACGATTTCCTTGATCGCTGGAACCAGATTGACGAGCAATCCACCCGCAACGTGCAGCGGGCGCTCTCTGACGTTTATTCGGAGTTGCAGGCGGAGAAACAGCGCCTTGCCGACCTGCAATCCACCACGATGGGAACGCCAGCAGACGAAATGAACCTCCGGCAGTCCCGGCAGGAAATCGAGCGCCTTACAGCCGAAGCAATGAAGCTGCGCGACATTCTGGACCGGCGACAGGGCTATGACGATAATTTCGTCTACAAGACAGGGCGGGACGCCAAGGGCGCAGCGCCGCCGATTGTTGACCTCAATGCTGCCATGTCCGGCACAGACACTGCCGCCGCGAAGGCAACCGAGAACATCAAGAGCTTTGGCGATGCAATCCGGGCGCTGAAGAACGAAGTCCCGGAACTGGCGAAGTCGCTGGCCGATCTGGATAAGAAAGCCCAGATTGATGCCGTCTATCGGAAGTCGCTTTCGATGGCACAGGGCCAGCGTGAGATCGCCCTTGCGAATGAAATGCGTGGTAAGGCGCTTTCGTCGCTCAATATCAAATCCGCGACCGACGATCCGGCTAGCTATCTTTCTTCCGTTCTGGCATCTGGCAAGAACGCTTCGCATGTCAGCGGCATGCAGGCGAATTTTCAAAAAAACCTTGCCGCCATGATCGCCAGCATGCCGAATGAATTGCAGGGCAGCGTCACGGTCAATTCCGGTTTCCGTTCGGTGGAGCGCCAGCAGCAGCTTTGGCTTGAAGCCCTGAAAAAATATGGCTCCCCTGAAGCCGCCCGGAAGTGGGTTGCACCGCCCGGTAACAGCCAGCACAACAAGGGCAACGCCGCCGACCTCGGTTATGGTTCCGACGCTGCCCGCAAATGGGTGCATGCGAACGCCAGTAACTTCGGCCTGTCTTTCCCTATGAGCCATGAGCCTTGGCATGTGGAGGATAGTTCCGCCCGTTCCAAGGATACCGCCGCCGAAATCGAGCGATTGACGCAGGCCGCAACCCGGCAGGCAGATGCTTATTCCCAGATCACGGCGGGCGCACGGGAATACACCAACGCACAGCGCACCGAACAGCAAGCGCTTGGTATGACGGAACAGCGGGCGCAGGCATTGAGATACGAACAGGAAATGCTGAATCAGGCACAGCGCGCCGGTATTCAGCTTTCACCACAGCAGCGGTCTGAAATCGCTCAGCTTGCGGCGGGAATGGCGCAAGCCGAAATGGCAACCGACCGTCTCCGGGAGAAACAAGACGGCTTGGCGGAAGCAGGCCAGTTCTTTGGCACGCAGATCACGGACGCCCTTGCTGGCCTTCTCAGCGGCACAATGACGGCGGAGCAGGCGCTTCAATCTATGTTGCAAACGCTGATCAAAGTCGGTCTTCAGGCGGTGCTCATGGGCGAAGGCCCGCTTGCCGGTCTGTTCGGTATGGGCGGCAAATCCTCATCCGGTGGCGGCTTCGGTGGTATCTTTGGCGCGCTTCTCGGCGGCTTGTTTGGATTCAGCGAAGGCGGTTGGACTGGTCCCGGTAGCAAGCATCAGCCCGCAGGCGTGGTGCATGCCGATGAGTTCGTTTTCTCCAAACAGGCAACCCGTGCGCTTGGCGTGAGAAATCTTGACGCAATGCATCAGGCGGCCAAGCGCGGCTACGCCGAAGGCGGTCTTGTCACAGAAACGCCAAGGCTCTCAGCGGGCTTCTCCGGTGGTGTGAGCGCAAGCCAGACGCAGAATATTTCAATCGCGCCCACGATCACGGTCAATGGATCGGCAGGCACGCCAGAGCAAAACGCTGACCTTGCGAAACAGATTTCCAAAGAGTTTGAAGGGACGGTGCGAGGATTGGTCGCAAAGGAAATGATGATTGCCAGCCGACCGGGAGGATTTGCTAATTCGCGATCCCGCTGACAATGCGGCAAAATAAAAGGGGAAGCGGCTCGTCGGCGGCTCCCCCTTGTAGCGTTTAGCTGCCGTCGCTTGCAGCCTCAGGAATATATGCTTTCCATGCGTTTAAATCAACAATTTCATTGATTTATTTGATTTTCGCCACGCGATTCCTTGAATGATTCTCTGGCCAGTGCTATATTAATGCATCTAACGCATTCAATGCACCGCAATAGGAGTTATCGCATTGGCTACCGCAGCAATCCGCCTTCCCGAAGAACGCGCCGAACAGGCGCGACAACTCGCAGCCCATAAGGGTGTCACGGTTGCCGATCTCGTCGGCGGCCTCATCACCGATGAAATCAAGCGCCTTGGACTCGGCCATCAGATCGGCCTTGGCGATATCGACATCGCCAATCTTGAAGATGGCAAAATCCATTTTGATTTTGGCGCTGGCGTTCATATTTGGACCCCGGAGCAGACGCTCGATATCGCGCAGGCCATCGAAAACGCGCTTGCCCGGAAGGGTAGCACGCTGGATGTAGACGCCGAAATCGAGGTGGCGCGTGTCGGCGTCTCGGTCCGGCTGAAGAATCTCAGCACCGGGCGTGAGCGCACATTCGCGTCGTCTGTTGCCCGTGAATTGGTGGCGCTCTTGCGCCATCACGCCCAAAACTAAAACCCTCTGCCGTCGCTTGTATCAACTTTTGAGGCTCGTCGCCCTTGTCCAACGCTCCCCGATATTCCGGCCAGTCGCCGCTGCTTCGTCGCCTCGTCAATGACGTTCCGGCTGACGGGCAGGCGTGCAAAATTGGTTCAAACCCGCCTGAAGAAAATCGGGCTAAAAGCGTTGTAGAACATAATGTTAATGGGGGTGTCCCTGATACTTGTGCAGTAGGGCACCAACACACCCTTACCATCCCCTCTATCAACACCCCTAAGAAGACATCCAAACCCCATCGGTCAAAAGCCCTGCAAGCGTCCGTCGCTCGTATGGGTGATATCGAAAGCAAGCCGTGGCGCACTCTTTGGCAGCACGAAAAGCTTGCCCGGTCCTTTGAAGCTGCTGGTCGTCAGAACGGCCACACCTTTACCCTCAATCTCGATCCGGCCCGCGAACAGCTTCTGCTTAGCCGTCGCGATCCGGCAGATGATCTTCGCCGCCGTATTTCCAGAGAGTTGAAGTCTGCCCTTGGTTATCTTCCGGCTTACGGCTTTACCTTTGAAATCTCACCGTCCGGTAGGCTTCACGTCCATGGCGTTCTCATTCTCAAGTCTTCCTCCGATGCCGACATGAAACTCGTCCGGGAGGCATTGGCTAGGGCAGGTGGTAGGATGATGGGTAAAGCGGCACCAAGGCAGGTTGCATTCGCCAAGATCGAAGACGGCTTTGGATGGGCAGCGTATTGCCAGAAGGCGTTTGATACCGCCTGCAATTGGCTTGGCACCAACAAGGTGTCTTACGTTTCGACCGATCTTCTCCGGTTGGCAAAAGGCTAGGCCGTAGCGCCACACACATACGCACTGGCGAGCGTTCTCGGGTGGGCTGAGGTGTAGCCAAAATCGAGAAACGCTTTTAGCGGATTCATTTGGCGCTACTTGCTGCAAGCTGCGCCGCATTATCTTTAAAAATGTATGTTGACACGCCATGGTTTCGGTTACATAAACACCGACACCATCACGGAGGTTAGTTGGATATGGCACTCAGCAATGCAGAAAAAGTCCGTTCCTATCGAGAGCGCCTAAAGGCGAAAAAGAAATCGAAACTGCGGCTTCAGGAAGCGACTGCTGAAACGAAGACCATTATGCGGACTCCATTTTGGCAAAGGTATCAAAATGATGGCAATGCGAGCAGCGTGGAGATGGCCTTGGATATTGCCGGGATAAAAGCACCAAAGTTTCTGGACGATGGCGATCCCAAATCTGCTTCGGGTGAAATTGAGCGTGGATTTTTGAACGATGGCACTCCTGAGACCAGCCCATACGCTAATGGTGGCGGTTCTCTTGCCCGTGCAGAAATTATGGTTGGCGGCTTAATTGACGCGGCGTCCGAACTCGCAGGCATCATCAATCGCTACAAACGCGATGAAATTACTGCCCGGATTACAGAGCTTGAGCAATCCGATCTTTCGGACGCAGCAGCAAAAAAGAAGGCATTCGCCGATATGGCGAAGCTCAAGAAGATGCTGGACCAGCTTGATAAGCAGGTCCGCTGGTCCTTTCCACAATGGAAGGTCACGGGCGAGTCATAGACCTCGTCATAAGAATGGGAACGGCATGGTTCCGCTACCACACATCGCCTTGCCGTCCCGCAGTCTCGAAACATCGCACAACCCCAGAAAGGACATAGCGATGACCACCCCAGATACCACGATCACCACACCAACCGCAACGCTGACCGAAAAAGAGCTTTTTGCCCAGTTCCTGCGTATGAATATCCAGCACTGGACAAATTTCGGCACACTCAGCAAGAATTACAGGCCCGAAGACCTGCTCAATGCCAGCGACGACTGGTGTGGTCCTGTCGGTGCGCTCGCCGAGGCCATTTCCGACATCTTGGCATGCGATGACAATCCGACAGAGCGCGGTGAGGAGGTCATCTCGGCTATAGAGGATTATGTCGGGAATCTTCGCCTTATCTTTTCGGATTTCAAGTCCTTGAAGGGTGTTAAGCTTGTCATGCCGGAACGACCAGATGAACAAGACAAGGATGCTTATGAGGCGTGGGAAAACGCTGCGTATGCCGCTGAAGACAATCCTCGTTATCATCCAGTTATGGATTCCAGCGAAGTGCGGGGAGCAGCATAATGCCGATGCCGACACACACACCCGCCGTCTTTGAGGAAATTCTTGCAGATTATCGCCATGGCACGATTGACGCAGACGAGGTGCGCAATCGCATTGCTGACGCGATAAAAATCGACCCGGCGTTGCAGACGTTTAAGGATGAGCACTTGGAATGGACCGACTACGACGACGCCGTTGAGTGGATGTAGGCTGACAGCAACAGTGCTCGCCGGGAAGCTCGGCGGGCATTTTAGCGTTTTGTGAAATAGTGCATAAATCATTTCTTGCTACCCATACGGGAACAGGAGGAATATTATGCGCAACCCTCGCCAGTATCTGAAGCCAAAAAAGCGAAATCGCATCAACTCCACCATAAAAGCTGTTCCCGGCCTTATGGCGGGCGCACTTATGATTAGTGCGGCTGGCTATTACAGCGTTGGCGATCTAGTGGCACAGGTCGCGCCGCCCGCAAAAAATTGCAATATCAAGGGAAATATCAGCATCAACAGCCGGGAGCGCATATATCACGTTCCCGGCCAGGAATATTACGCCTCCACGAAAATCAGCCCTCAATACGGCGAACGCTGGTTTTGCTCAGAGGAGGAGGCCCGTGCCGCCGGATGGCGCAAGGCGGGAAAGTAAATTACTCAGATTTAAAGGTTAGGAGCGGCCACAGTTGAGGAACATGAGTAATGGCACCCCAGCGATCTAGACTTGGATTAATTATAACTTCATAAGTTGCGCAAATAATTTTTGCAACTTTTGATTCGGGGTGTCGGGGTAATATGCAGGTCGATCTAAGAGCGCCAATAATTGAAGGATCGGTTCGTTGCTGGAGGCTCTTTCCCGGAAGCAGCTATCGTTTCCTTGACACATTTAAATCTGACAATGTGGCGTTCCTAGATATGCCCGGTTTCAAAATGCCCGAAGGCCCACTCGGTGCAGATCGAGACCTCGCCACGCGAATTCGTGTAGCTGAAATCACGCTCGAAAAGATCGCATCGGACGGAAAAGAAAAAGAACATTTTGTCAGCGAACATGACGTTGATACATTCCGTGTTGGTCGACGTAGACAGCGTAACCAGCAAGCGATGATCAATTTATTCGATTATGCGCAGAAGGGCGATCTAGTCATAATGCCTGAGCCACTCTGGCAAGGGAGGGTGCAGATTGGCGTCTTCCAAGACGAATCGCATACTCATGTGATCGCGAAGTCACCAAAGAACTACGGTGTAACCGGTGTGCCAGCGAGGCGAGTCAGATGGCTTCGCGAAGTAGAGGAAAACAAACTTTCTTCAAAGCTATCGTCCAGCCTAAGACATCAGCATCCATTTAGCCTAATTGAGCAGTCCCTTTTCTTCGAACTTTTCTCTCTCGCATTCGATTCTTATGTATATAAAGATCACTTCTCCAGCGTAATTTTTAACACGAAGGAAGATTACACGGATCGCGAAACCTCGCTGATTGGTATTGTGTCGAGCTTGGCTGCAAACTTTGCTCAAGCTGTTGATGAGAATCACGAAGCAGATATTGATGCGTTGTCTGCAATTCTGAGCCAAGCCAGCATGGAGTTCCATTGCGCTCAGGCTGCGGATATTCATTCGCCCGGTTTCAACCGTTTTACTTCCTCAAAGCACACTGCGCTCGTAATCGCGGCGGTGTTTGCCGCATTAAGCTTGTTAACGGCCTGCGAAAATGCTCAAGAGATTGAGGCTGCTGTGCCAAAAATTGAGTTTGTGAACTCTTCTGCCGAGAAAGACGATGCGTGCACGGGGCTTGTTTCAAAAACGTCGAAACGGTTACTGGTCGGAATGGGCAGTGACAACTTGTTTAAGTTGTGTCAGGCTATGAAAGATGCGGAGCGCCGCGCTGGACTTGAATCTAGCGCAAAAGCGAATAAGTGATGAGCCATGATTTCTGAACTTAGATCTGCGTTAATCGCGGCAGTGGTTGGCGGCTTGGTCGCATATGTTTTTCAGTATTACGGCGAAGCCGAGACGCTGAAGAAAACTGCACGTCTTGAAACCGTGTTAGCTTATACGAACTCCGAATCTCCATTAACGCCCTTTGCGACGAAATATATTGCCGCAATCACGGGCAGCGGCGACCTGAAGACAGCTCAAGTTGAGCTGCGTGGGAAGGTTGCGGATGAAATGGAACGTGCTGAAAAACTGAAACCAATGTTCCGCGGAGTTGAGCCCCTCATAGAGCAATACGTGACAGCGTTGGTGATGTTCAGCGAGTCTATTGATGGCGCAACGGATGCCACCAAAATGAGAGCGTGGACCGAGCGCTTCGGTCATGTCGTTGATACGCGCATGGCGCTGGAGAAGAGGTTACTTGCTGTTGCGGGTGCTTGATCCATTTTCTGCGATTGCAATCGCTTCCTGAAAATTCGTCTTTGTGAATGACAACTGAGCAAGGTGGCGTGCAGCCGAGCTTGGATTAGGTTCTGTGCGCGAATAATGGTCACAAATTTTCATCCGTCACAATGTCACAAATTAGATATTTCTAATATAAATTTTTAGCTTTAAAATCATCATCTTATAGCGCAAAAAAGTGGAGAGATGGCGATTTCGAATCTCTCCACTCCGACCATTTTAAAGCAAAACATCAGCTTTCCGGCGTAACTTCTTCCAAATAGCTCTGATTTATTCCGCGGACGGACCAGCCAGGGTGCTCTCTGCCGTGCCGATCGTCATGACATTGCCGCGCCATGCCACCGCGCTGCCGATCCAGCTTCGCCCCCAGACGACGGGCATGATTATGTCCCGGGCGATCATCACCGGCAGCGTATGGAGCGATATCGGCCAGCGGTTGAGGGCCGCGAGCGCAAGTTCCGGCACGTACATGAGGGCGAGGACGGCAAAGGCGGTTGCGGGGAGGTTCACATCCATCATGGCGGCGGCAGCAAGCGCGAAGAGAAGCGGGGGAAGCGCGCCGGTGAGGATTTCGGGCGCGAAATATTGCGGGAAGGTCACGCGTCGCAGCCGCGCCCAGCGGGTCTGGCGCGACCAGATCTCGCCGGCATGACGCTGGCCGAGCGGCTGTTCGAAGGGGGCGCAGACCAGATGCACCTTGCGCCCGGTGTTTCGCACCAGCTTCGTCGAAGCGGCGTCTTCGGCGATTTCAGCGGCCAGTGCGCGAATGCCGCCATTGTCTTCCAGAAACGGCTTGTTCCACAACATCGACTTGCCCTGTGCGAAACCCATGCCGATGGCTTCCGCCGCATATTGCCAGCGGCCCTGCGAGCCGTTGAGGAAGGCGCATTCCACATGCGCCCAGAAACCCGCAGGCCGGGAGCCAAGCGGCGGCGAGCAGACGAGCCCGCTATCCTGCCGCCAGGCCGACATCATGGTCGCAATATAGGATTTTGGCATCAGCACGTTCGAATCGGCCAGAATTACCCACTCATGTCGGGCGGCCCGCCAGCCCTTGACGCAATTGTTCAGTTTCGGATTGGCGCTGATGCGGTCATCGCCAATGAGCAATTGCATGGAAACCGAGGGGAAGGCGGCTTGCGCTTTGCGAACCTCCTCGATCACCGGGTCGAATTCATCGGCGACGCAGAACAGCAGCTCATAATCGGGCCAGTTGAGTTCGAAGGCGCGCGACAGCGTCAGGGGCGTGAAGTTCTCCACGCCGCGTAGCGGCACCACAAGCGAGACAGGCGGCTTTTGCCGGACAAGATCGTTTTCCGCGTCCCGTCTCGTCAGTCGCCAGCCGGCCAGAACGATGCCGAGAAGATTGAAGCCGAGGAGCAGAATTGCGCAAAGGGCAAAGACAGTTTCCATGCTGGCCAGTTCCACTCCCAAGCTTTTGGCGGTCTGCGCGCCAATCGATTCCATGGAATTCGTCTCTGCCGATTATAACGTTTGCGTGACAGTTACATGTCATCATCGGCCGGTGTGCAGGCTGCGCCGTGCATGGAGGCGTCGCAGAGGCCGCGCGCAAAAGAAAAAGCCCTCCGCATGGAAGGGCCCAATCGTCATGACGGTCGATGAATTTTAGTGGACGTTCAGGATATGGGCGTGACTGCTTGCGATGAGAAACGATTCCCGTGCCTTCTCGATGTCGCATCTGCCGGCAATGGCATCGAGGCAGTTCCTGCGCGCCTCTTCATATTCCGGCCCGTGTTCCTCGGGCCAACGATACATCAGCATGTCCAGCGCCACCAGCGGGCTGTAGATTTCCACGGCGACGCACAGCGGCAGGTGGATTGCCACCGGCTTCATCCACGAGGCGTGGTGACACGGCTCCGTTCTGTTAATCAGCAT